CGCCTCTTTGTACCGCTTGGCATAGTGGCGTTGGTTTGCAAGATCTCTCTTAAGTCTCGACTCACGATTTACTCTTTCATTCAAAGCTATCCAACTAATTTTTCTTCCAGATTGAGTAGTCAACCAGTTTGCTACATCTCTGTAACTGTATCTTTTAAGATGTTGTTTAGCCTGTTCGTATAATTCTAGTTCAGATTGTATTGGTAAGAGTATGTCTTTATCGTCTGGGTCTTGTTTGTAGCCAAATGGTACAACCCTACCAACTCTAACAACAGGATACCAAACTCTCTTTCCGCTTACTATGTCTGGTTTTGGTAGCCTCCAAGTTTTATTTACTCTACCCGTCATCTTTCTCTGGTAAAATAAATAATGGATTGGCTGCTTTTACTTCTACTTTATCAGTTTTTACAAACCCTGCACGATCTAATAAATCCTTAGCAGCAACAATTTTTTCTTTATTACCTAAATCTGTAGGATTCCCCATAACTTCAGCCATGGCCCATGCTGCCTTTGATCCACTTGCAGCAATAAATTTTTTAGTTAATTCTGCAATATGTTCTTGTAACGGTCCAGTTACTTGTGTTGATGATGTACTAGGGGCATACCCAGCAGCCTTCATAGCAGCCACTGGATTCCCCTTACACTCTTCTGTAAAAAGCATATCTAAAAACTTTTGTTGTTTTTCTGTAAGATTATGAGCCATATACCTTGTACCATATCTCTGAACGAGAGATCCCTATATCTTTTAATTGCTTATTTGACATATGTTGTAGTTGCCAGTAAGCTACTTTTTTCTCTTGTGATTCTTTTATAAAGTTGTATATACGTTTAAACATTTTTGTCTCCTTTTATGGAGATAGTTTTACATATTTAATAGGTAAGTACAACTTACATTTATGCAACCCCGTTATGTTGGGATTGCATATTTTTAAGATAGAACTACACGAACAACCGTACTAGAGCTTTCAGCACGTCTGTAGTTTAAGATAGTAGAATTACCCACTGCTTTAGGAACTATAAAACTATGTGCTCCTGCAGGTAACTCTATATCATTATCTGTAACATCAGCCTCTGCAGAACCAAAGTTTATGTCTAGCTTGTGACTAGTTTCTATGTACACTACACTGGCATCAGTACAGTCTACATGTTGTGTAGTAGTGTTACTTAGGGTAACAGCAGTTTGTACTGTCCACCCTAAGTCCTCACCTATAAGACCAACTTGATCAACCATTATTAACTCCTATTATGTAAACGGAGTAACTATAGCACCATCACCAATAGTGTGTCCTGAGACTACCCATTTTGAATCAGTAATACATACATACTTAATCATGCCGCCAAGTAAACGACCCTTACCATCTGCATCCATTACAATCTGGTGATCTGCTGCTGCAGGTTTAGAGAAACCACAGTTTTCTACACCATCATCTAAGTCGTTTACAGTGATGTCTGTATCAACCATAGTAAGAACACCTTGCAGTGTATCTGATGCTGAGTCAGCATTAATAGTTAATGTTCCAGTAAATGTTGTTCCAATGTGAAACTCATAGTTTAATCCTGCTGCTGCTGCAGGTAAAGTAATAGTAATACCACCTGCACGATTAAGAGTAAAAATTGTACCTGATTCTGCTTCTGTTACTGTTTTAGTAGAATCAGTAATATTAGTTACTACTTGTTTCATTGTTGTAAAGGTAAGTGGTTTTTCATATACCTCAATACCTTCTTGTCTTGTTGCTGTCAGTGACATTTTTGTATCCTCTCTATACTAATCAGTTAAAAATTATTTCTTTTGAGTTTTTGCAAAGTCTTTTTGGGCTTGTTTCATATTAAAGCCACCACCTTCTTTTTTATATTTAGATTTATTATTTTTAAAAAAAGTGTTAAATTTAGCTGACTGACCCTTTAAAGCACTAGGAGATTTAGGATCTATCTTACGCTTAACTGTTTCACTCATGCCATCACCACGACCACCCCCAGTTGATTTAGGGCTAAGAGTTCTTGTGGTAATATCTCCTTTACGATATCCTTCCATAGCATCAGGTTTTTTCTTAGGTCTTGTAGATTTAGTTAAGGGTTTCTTCAGATCTTCTGCATAAACAGCAGCCATTACTTTACCATCTTTATTAGTGTAGTAAAGTGCTCCTGCTTTTTTAGCTGCAGCAATACTTTTGTATTTTCCTGCTTTTGCTTTTTCTTTAGCTAGGGTAGAGTTTTTTTCTTTTATTTTTGCATTTAAATACGAACGTAAAGTAGCCATCACTTCATTCCTTTCTTCATACCGCCCATGGCTCCACCTTTAGCCATACGAATACCAGTATTCATTTTACCTTGTGATTTAACCATGCCACCTACATTGTAAGTCATAACTTTACCACCTTTAGCATAGGCTTTTTTCTTCATACCGCCTTTGGCATAACCTTTAGATTTCATACCACCTTTAGCCATACCTTTAGCCATACCACCTTTAGCCATACCCTTAGCCATACCACCTTTCTTCATACCTTTACGATCTTTAGAAGCAGCTTTCATTGATTCTTTTTTATTACCATCTTTATCAATATCAAGAAAGTCAGGTTTAGCAGCACCACCCATAGCATAACCTTTTTTCATCATGCCACCTTTCTTCATACCTTTAGCTTTCATTTTATTTTTCATTGTTCATCCTCACTGTATAAATTATTAAATACTCGTTGCGTATCCCATACATAGTCTACGTTTTCTTTAGAGTTAAATATATGTTGATTAGGTCTAAAGTCTGGAGCACCTTCTCCGGTTTCAAACCATGCTGGGTGAGTTACTCTCACTCTATTATTGGGTAACGCAACTATGTTACCTGTATAAGGTCCAGCATCTAATAGTTCTAACACATGAGATTGTTTGTGTTGTGCTGGGTCATCTGCTACCTCACTGTCAGTATAGTCAACTGTGAAGTAATATTTAGCTGGATAAAATTCTCCATCTACTTTAGCAATCCACGGAGCAGGTGTAGCTCTTTCTATTTTATACACACTGTGGTGATGCGACATACAATCCCAAGGTTGGGCTAAATATGGGGGTAACTCTTCAGGCCATTGCTCGTATGGTGTATCTGCTACCAAAGCTGTTAGGGGCATCCTAGCCCACATTGCTCCTCCGTGTACGTTCTGTTTCTCTTCTGATCCTGATGGTTCACATCCTGTAAATATTACTTGAAAACTAAGAGTTCTATTTGGCATTGTCGTTACTGCTACCACCATGCAGTGTAAAAAATCTCCGTGATATTCTTCTAAGTTCTTTGTATATTCTCTTCTTACCCATGCTTTAAAATAAGGGATATTACTTTGTAGATACGCCATCTTTTTTCCTTCGCAATTCTGCTTTAGCTGATTTGAAGACATTTGATATTGCTGTCTTACCCATAACTCTAGCACGTTGTTCACCAACTGTCAAGATCTGAATCTTCCTTGCGTAAGGTTTTTTTATCCTTTTTACTTTATTTACTGTAGCTCTTGCATCTGCCATCGTAGCAAACTTAATAGATACAGTATCTTTAGGATTCTCATCCGTATATAATCTTCTTCCAGAACCTTTAGGTTTCTTACCTGTTCCTACTTTTGGATCTGTTTTCTTTTTCATGCTATAATAAAATCTACTATCTGTCCATCAGGAGTACGTAACTTATTTGGATTAGGATTGTACGTATATGATGTCTGAGGAGTAACTTTATGAACCTCATTAACTTTTTTAGATCTATCTCCAGAGTTATTTTGAAACACTATGTTATCATGTGTTTGAAAAGGAAAACTAGGTAAAGGTAAATTAGATATTAAAGTCATTTCTTTTTACTCTTTGTTAAACCACCTCTGGCGGATCTAAAGGGTTTGGTTTTTTTTGCAATTTTTTTAGGTTGAGCCACAAACTGCTTACCTGCCTTAGTGCCTTTTCGTTTAGCTCTGGTTGTAGCGGAGTACTCAGCATCGCTAAGAGACTTAATAGCCTTATCAGGTAAATACCGTTCACCAGTTTTAGAACTAGGTTTGCCACTCTTAGTCCTCCATTTTTGTTTACCCCAGTCTTTTAAACTTTTTTGTGATTTCTTAAGGGCCATTACTTATAGCCCCCTCCTGCTTTTTTATAACGTGCTGCTAGTAATTGAGCTTTACGTGCTGACCATTGACCAGGTTTACCACCTTTTGATCCTGACTTAATTGCACTAAACATTCTTTTACGCATTGCAGGTTTAGTATAGTTTCCAGCTTTGTTTACTGTAGATTTAGCTTTAGCCATCTAACATCTCCATCTTTTTCTTGCTTGACGTAATCTACTATTAGGATCTTTAGCCGCTTTAGGAAACTTCTTCATTTGTCCTGCAGACCTGGCACAAAATGATTTACGTCTTTTAGCTCTAGACTTAGAAGGATTTTTTTCTGTTACAGCAGTTTTAAGTTTAGATCCAGGGTTATCCTTACGATACTTAGCTACACCTTTCTTGGTCATGCCAGCACCTTGTTTAGTAGGACGCTTGTGACCACCTTTAATAGTATGGCCTTTCATACTTCCCTTTTTCTTTTTCTCTGCCATCTTAATCCTAATCTTGGGGGGAACAAGGACGGTTCTCTATTTACCCCCACATTACTACAATAAATTATACTAAAATTATTTATACCGTCAAATCATTTCAAAGTGTGGTGCATCAATAAATGGCCTACGTCCTTCAGAACGACGAAGATCTACATACGCATTCATGGCATCTTCTGCAGTGCCCTGATACATCCTAATATCTCCCTCACTCCACGCAGCTCCCCATTTAATAGCAACAGAATTTCGTCTAGCAGCTTCAGCCATTGCATCACAAATTTCATCATAAACATTTAGCTCCCAAGAAATATCAGAACCAAAATAAGCAACTAAGTCCACAGCCCTACCATCTAGGTGTTTACTTTTCATAGTTTGTGATCTACCAGACTCATACAGTTTCTTTTGTTCTTCTAATGTACGCATCCCATAAGTAACACCAAAGTCTACTTTAGTTAACTCAATAGCATCCATCACTACAGACACTAGGGTTTTTTCTACACCCTCTAACTTACGAATACTTCTTGCACTAAGTTTAAATGCCATTATTTCTTTTTCCTTTTTGTAGGTTTCTTTTTAGGTGGACAAACTGATATGAGTATTGCCATACCCTTCTTACCTTTTTTAGGCGCAGGTTTCTTACGTGCCATTACTTTCTCCCAAAAAACTTAGTTGCTGATCTAACACCAAAGGATGCAGCTACAATTACGCCCAAGGTATACTGATACCAATCAGGCAT